TCGCGGTCAGGTTTTGCTTCATTCCGAGCTGATCGAAGGTTGCGAGAAGATTCGCCTTGAGCACCGCGCTCAGCGCAACTCCCGTCGGCCGCTTGCTGATCGTTTCTTCGATCAGGTGATTCGCAAGGCCAAACTCTCCCGGCTTAATGCCGCGACGAGTCAAGAGGATGCCGGCGGCTTCCACCGCGGGCTTAATCCCGTGATGGTACGCGGAAAGCAGGGCCTCGGAAGTCTGCACGATTCCGCTGCCGAGCTGGCCAAGGGTTGCTAGGCCAGTGATGTTCCGCACGTCCTGTAAGGCACCGCTCGGTGCGCGCTCCCCCTGGCCGAAGCGAGCACGGAGAATAGCCTGAACTTCCACTGCCTGCTCCGGCGTCATCCGACCTTCTTGCATGGCCCGGTCCGTCAGCGCGCCGATCGACGCATCGACGTTGGTGAACTTCTTGCCGCCGTCTTTCGTTGTCCGAAGATCCTTCCCGAAGAACCGCGCAGTTGCCACGTCCTCTACTGCCGCGTGGGCGTAACGTATCAAACTCTCCTCCATCGTATGATAGAACGGGCGGAGTTCGTCCGTCATCTTAATCGTGCGGGTCTTAGCGAATCCAGGTAGATGTGACGTAGCCGGGTCCTTGAGCATGAAGTTATTCAAGATCACGGACCGTTCGACTTCGGAGAGCTGGCGGCCTCGCCGCTTAAGCATGTCAGCCTCGGCGCGGAGCATCACCTTCTCCAGCGTCGTCCGCATTTCGTGCCCAAGCTTCTGAATCAGCCCTTCATAATCCTTCACTACCCGCGGCAGATGCTCCGTCATTCCGTGGCCGAAACGCTCGAAGCCGCGAAGCTGATCTCCGATCTCGTCGATGAACTGGCGGACTTGACGGTAGCCCTCGACGAGTGCGGGATTGCCCTTGATCGCCTCAGCTACCCCCTGCACGTTGCTGTCGAGATACGCTTTCTCCAGCGCATCGCGGCGTTCGGGAGAGAGCTTCTTCGCTTCCTTCACGAACGTATGGATCTTCTCGCTCGCGGCTGACATTTCCACGGAGGCTGCGTGTTCCATGTCCCTGACGCCGCGACGCAGTTGCTGGTCAATGTGGCCTACGCGAGTGGAGCCGCGACCTAGGGCAAGGTCGAGTCCATCAAGCGCCTGTTTGAATATCGCGTGTCGCGTACCGAGGCCTGCGAGTGCACCAAGGGCTGCGCCGCGGAGAGGATTGTCGCGGTCGAGCCAGAGGCCTGTTGTTCCCCCGACTCCGAGAGCAGCGAGAAGCTTCGGGTCTGCCGCTCCCCCTTCGCGGCTGCCCAGCGCCCCGGTCGCCCGATTTGGAATCGCTTCGTCGAAGCCTGCCTCGCCGTCCTTGTAATCACGGAGGTAGCTTTGCAGTGCCTCCTTAGCGCGACTTACCCGGCTGCGAATCGTGCCGACGGGAACTCCGAACTTCTCAGCCGCCGCTTCATAGCTCATCCCGTCGGCCTCGATTGCCAGAAACGCCTCACGAAACCGCGGATCAATCTTCGCCATCGCGGCTTCGATCTGCTTGCCAAGACCCTTGTTCAGTGCAATGTTAGCGGGGGTCTCGTTGTGGCCGAGGGTTTCCGCAAGGCCCGAGCGTCCTGTCGCCGGGTCCTCCGTCAGCGACACGGTGTCCGGGCGAACGCGCTGAGCCTCGAGTTGGTTGAGCGCCTTGTTGACCACGGCAGTATGCAAGAACGTGCTGAATTTCGAGTCTCCGCGGAACGCTCCTGTGGCCACAGCCGCAAGGGCCGCGGTCATTCCGTCCTGCAGCGCACCCTCGATGTCTACGTTCTGACGACCGAACTTGGACTGGAGAGTTCGCTCCGCTTGCTTGACGTTCTGGCGATAGAGTTCCGTAAACGCCGCCTGCGCTTTCGGCCCTCCCTCACGCGCGGCGGCGAGGAGTGCAGCTTCCGGCGCTCCCTTCATAGACATCGCCAGGCCTAGGCCCATTGCCGCGAGGCCCTGTTCCGCGTTGTCGGAGGAGAGGAGGTATGCGCCTGCAGCTGTGCCGGCGGAGATCTTGGCGAGGAGCTCGGGGTCAGCGGAACCGCGCTCGGAGTCTTTGTATTTCTTTATAGCCGCGTCGTAAGCTACTCTACGCTCAGCTGCAGTTAAATACTCTCCTGTCGTAGTGTCGCGTACCAATCCTCCCGTATTCTGCAGATCCCTCACCTCCCCCCACGTCCCCGACTTCACCAGGTCCTGGACGTAGGGCTGGTACGCGTCAACAGGAGCGCGGTTCTGCTTACCTTTGATCTGGAGGATGTTTGTTTCACCCTGCGTGTAACCTCCATAAGAGTCTCGAACCGGCTCCCCGCCCAGCTCCACCGTCACGTGACTCTGTCCTTTCTTGTCCCGCAAGCTCAGAATCCGCGTCGCTCCGCTCGCCACCTCGTCCGCGTACCCGCCGACGCAGTGGCCCATACAGTTCCCCTCCTCCGCGAGCTTGCCGGCGAGGTAGGCGGATTGGGGAGTAGGGCCGACAGCACGTTCTTGTGTATAATTATTTGTAATAGGCTTACCTTGAGCATCCAGAGCCTGAAAACGCGCATTAGCAGGCGTATTGCCGTGATCGCGCCCCCACTCAGTAACGGGCCGCACCGTCCTCGCCTGCTCTGGCGTGAGTTCCTCCGGCAGTTTCAGCTCCACCCACTTCATTCCGTCGCCGTAGTCCTTGTAGACGGGGAGGTCCTTCGTCGAGGCGGCGGCTGCGCGTTCCATCTCCTTCGCTACGCGGGCGTCGTTGGCCGCGGACTCCTTCACTGCACGGACGAGGTCGTATTTGGGCAGATCCTCCGGCTTCACGTTCATGCGGAGGAAGTCGCCGACGTGGGAGAGGTGAGAGCGGAGAGCTTCGAATGGACGCGTCTGTCCTTGCAGCCATACGGGTTCATCCGGCTTGAAGTGCTCGAAGCCTTTGGGATGGTTCTCCTTTACCCAGGCATAGGCATCACTGGCCTCACCAAAGGTCTTCGAGACTTGCTTACCTGTTCCGTCGTAGGCGGCGTAACCACTGAAGCTTTCATTCTGCATAACTTCGTATCGTTGAAAGTTACGTGCCGGCGGCCCACGGAAAGCCTTATCCGTCGCATCCTCCCATCTCTGTCCGTCCGGCAGCCTCACATCCTTCAGCGGGTCCGTCGCCGTGCCAGCGTGCTTGTTGAGGTAGGAGGAGACCATACGGTCGGCTTGAGCTTTCGCGAATTCAACACGAGCAATACTGCCTTCAGCCGGACCTGCTGTAGGATCGAATGCAAGTTTCGTTTCCAGTGGAGCAGCCAGCGCCTTCACCGCATCCGGATGCCAGTTCCCGCCCTTCCCCTTGATCGCCAGCGCGCCTCCGCTGATCCAGGCTACCTGCTCCGCGGCCTCGGGATTCTGCGCCACATACGCTGCTACGCCGCCGGCCAGCAGTATCCCCTTCAGCAAGTCCGGGTCCACGGCCCCGCGCTCGAAGGGTCGCCCGTTGTGATCGAGGATCTGTCCGTCCCTGATCTTAACCGAGTGATCCAGGGAAATCTTCTCTTCTGCCGTCAGGTCGAATGCACGGCCAGCCTTCACTTTCTCTAGCGCGACGTTCAGCGGAGCCAGTTCCGGCGGCAAGGCCAGCGGCTCCCCCTCAACCTTCGGCGCTTCCTCCAGCAGCTTCCCTTCCGCAATCCGTGCCTTCGATTCCGCAATCGCCTCATACGGAGACTTCGGCCCGATCTGCGCCAGACCCTTACTCCGTGCCTTCGCGAACAGCGTCTCCACCGCCGCCACGTCCGAGATCTCTGGCGGCCGATTCTTCTTCGCCGTGTCGAACAGGGCTTTGAGCTGCCCTGAAGACTCGACGACGACAGGCTCCGGTCGCAGGATCGTCGCGACGGATTCTATCGGGGCATCTTCAGTGTAGGTCACCCGTTCCAAACTCGTTTCTTCTTTCGCGCCCTTTCGCAGTTTCGACACGTCCGTGCCGAGCAGTACCGCCAGTTGCGAAGGTGTCCGCGGAAGCTCTTTCGGCAGCGTGCCCGTAACTGCCTTGACTGTATTTTCAAGTTTCTTTAGCGAGTGCTTAGCGAAAGGTACTCCCATTGCCCCACTAAAGAACGCGTCCACGTCCTCCGCCAGCAGTGCACGATCCGTACCAACCTCAACTTTCTCTCCATAATGATGAATGCCCTTGGAGAGACTCTCCATTGCGGCTTCTAACTTCGTATCTCCAGGAGTCAATTCACTTCCGAACACACGATCTATCGCAGCCATCCCGCCCTTCGGCGTCAGTGCTACACCAACACGCTGCTCAGTCTCCATCCCCTCTTGTAGCGCGGTCCGGCGATCTTTGCCCTTCAGTAACTGCTCTGCTGCGCGCGCTCGACCCGCGAGCCAGCTAACGCCCATACCTGGCCCGGACAGTGCAAAGTTTCCTACGGCCGTGGCATCTTCGAGAAGCGTACGCCCAAACTTCTTCTGCTCCCCCGAGTCCGAGACGAAGTCGCCTATGCGCTGGAAGATGTTGCGTTCGGGTTGCGCCTGTCCCGTGATCTCTGACTCGTCGAGTATCCGACGACTCGTCGAAGCAGGAGCTCCTTCCGCCGTCCGGCCCGTGATTGCGGATTCATCTAGATATTGAGGCATCAGTCATTCCCCCCGTCAGTCAGATCTTCGTCTCCGGCGTCGTCCGTTCCTGCACCGACGCTTCCGTAATCCACGCCGCCTAGAATTACCCCAACATATTCTCCACTTTGTGGATCGCGTTCCCAAATGAACCGAGTCTTGCCATCAGCCGCGGTGTAGGTCTTCCCGGGTTGTCGCTCCGAACGCTCAAGGGGCGCTGGCGGAAACTCTTTCCGCACCTTCGCCTCACGAATCGCGCGCCTCGTCGCTGCCATCTCAGCAGCGGCCCGTTTGGCCTCCGGCGACCCACTGCCTCCGTTCTTCTTAATCAACTTCGTCCGTTCTTCGATCAGTTCACCACGCTTCTCCGCGAGCTTCACCGAGGCGCTATCCCGCGCGTTCGCACTATCCCAGCGAGCCTTCTGCGCCTTATCATGAATCTCCTTACGCTTCGCCTCCATCGTATCCTTCGCGGACATGCTGGAAGAAATCAATCCTTGCAGCATTGGCTTAGCAGCCTCAAGACTCTGCGGCAGCTTATCAATCGGCAGTCCCTCTTGTGCGGCGATCATTCGTGCCTGGGCGTATTGCTCCGGTCCTGCCAAGGCCATTGTAGCTAAGGCACCAACGCGTTCCGCGCGCTTCAGCCCTGCGTCCAGTTGGCGTACCTGTTGCGTCGCCTGGGCGCTGAGCGTTGCCGCCTCCTTCTGTCGAATTCCCGCAGCTTTCGTGTACAAGTCCGCGGTAGTCTTCGGCGACACTCCCTTATCCGCCGCGAGGCCCGCGAGTCGTTCGAGATAGTCCGCGCCGGAATGAGGCGTCTTCGGGTCCAGATCATCCACTGTAGCGATACGTCCCTGGGCAGCTGCTTCAGCAGACAACTGAGCAAGTTTCTCCGCATCACTCGCTTCCGCCCGAGCCTTCGCGGCCTGCCCCTCATACAGCTCCGCATGCGCCCGAGTCAGCCTCGCGTGATCCGGCTGCTCTGCAATTTCCCCCAGTAGCTTCTGCGCCTGCAGCCCGCCTAAGGCCGCTTGCCGCATGTCCTGCTCGGCGGCGCTAATGCCGATCGGAGCGCCGAACATGTCAGCCATCAGATCATCCCCTGGGAGCGAAGCCACTGTTGAACCTCGGGCGGCATGCCCGCTCCGCCGCCTGCCCTCGTCACGCCGTAGCCAATCGAGGCCAGACTCCGTGAGGCCAGATCATTCGCACCAAGTTGCCCCGACATGCTGATCTGTTCCCCTGCAGCCGGATTCTGGGTCGCCCCTGCCAGCCCCCCGAGCTGCGCCAATCGCTGATTGTACCAGTCCGTCGAAGCATTCGCGCCGGCGACCGCCATAGCTCCGGAGTCTTGGCCCTGGGTCGCAGTCGCGCGTTGAGCGCCTTGCATTCGTAAGGCGTAAGACGGATCGCGTCCCGCCACTTGCCCCGGATTCGTCATAAGCTCCTGGAGCTGCGCATCTGCCAGCGAGCGTCCGCCGGACATTCCCCAGGGATCAGCGCGCTTCCCGCTCATCGCGGCCATCTTGCGCAACTGATCCGCCTGGGACATTCCGTAGAGACCTGAGCCTATGGACATGATCGGGGAAGCAATTTGCAATGCTCCCTTTACGTCGCCCCAACCGAAACCTTCTGCAGCTCCGTACTGATCAAACCCAGGCATTCCCGCGTTAGCGAATAGATTCTCCGCGGCCATATCCCACATGGAGGAATCGTTCCAGGCAGGTGCTGCATTTCCCAGACTTTCGAACGTACTGTACGTGTCAGCTGCAGACGCTCCAGCGTCAACTCCAGCCGCAACCCCCGCTCCGGAGGCCGCCCAAGCAGCCGGCACCTCGTAACCCGCGGCGGCGCTAAAGAGCGCGTCTGCCCCGAAGACCTCTGCGCCAAAGGCTTCAGCGGCCCCCATCTCAAACAACGTTTCGCCCGCAACTGCAGCACTTACTGGATCGCACATGATTATCCCATCCTCTTGCAAGAAAGGAACCCGGAAACCGAGTATCCTAGTTTTTCGTAAAGTCGGGCGGTTTTATCCACCTCGATGCCAGTACTCTGACTCAGGTAAATTTTCGCGATCCCTACATTACGCGCCCAGGCTTCCATCGCGCGAATCATCCTGATGAAAGTGGAACCGCCGCGGTGTTCCGGCGCAACCCAGACGAGGAGGTCCCGGGCGACGAGGACCTTCGGCGCGTACCACAGAGGCCCGATGGACAGGATGATTGTGCCTAGAAGGGCCTCCCCCTCCCTGGCGACGAGGCACTGCACAGGGCCCTTCGCGCCGAGCAGTCGCCGAAGATGCTCGCGATCTACCGCAATCCCGTCGAGCTCGCGACTCTCCACCAGCAGCGCATCTATCACTAGATCGCTGTACTCCGGGTTCTTCGTCACGTCGTAAGGTTCGATGTGCATGTTCGCTTGGGTTATGGGTTAATAATCAGCGCGTGAATTACCACGCAGGGATATACCTTGTCGTCCCGTTATCATCCACAGGAATCCATTTCGTCGGATTGCCCGCGGCAGGAGCGTTAAGTAGCGTCCCCGCAGCCGCAGCTGCCCCGTTACTCCAAGCCGCCGAGGACTTTACCATGAAGGTGCCGACGCTGACGGTAATGGAAGTCACTGTCGGTGCAGTTGCCCTTACAAGGACTCCTGTGCCGGTGAACCCTGCAGTCAGTGCCGTATGCTGCGCACTTGTCAGATGATACCGTTCCGTCGCGCCCCCACCTTGAATCGAGTTCAGATTATTATGGATGTTCGGTGTAGTCCCCCCCGCGGCGTCCAGTACCGCGGTAAGATCCACGAACCACTTGAGCCAGATGGGGTTGAAGATCGCGCGCCCTGAGCGCTCCTCCACAAGTATCGGAAGGGCCCACGTAGGCGGCGGCTGAAAGTTCGCCATCAGAGCGTGCCTAGGTCGAGTTGAAGTTCCACCGCCTGAATCCGCAAGCGAGTGTCGCAAGCATGCCGGAAGTGATATGCGCGTCGCACGAACGAGCCTTCGTTCGGCAACATCGGCTTCTTCTTGCCCAAGTCCACCTTACGGAAGTTGGACCACTTACCTGCTTTATAGTCCGAATCATTCCTGCGAATTTGCAGCATACTTCCTTCCGTCTGATCGCCGACGAACTCCATCATGTTGAGTTGCTTCCGGCGGCGAGTTCCTCCGTCGAAGTTCGGCGTGTAAAGATCCATCGTGATCAACGCGCCATCGTCACTTGTGTAGGCAGAATCGAACTCGTACAACTTCCCGTTTGTCTCGTGCTGAAGAATACTTCCATGCCCCGTATCGAAGGTCACGGCGACGATCGGCCAGTAATTCCCCGCACTGTCCGTCCATTGCGCCCAGGTCTTATCCGTCATGTCATAGACCAGGGTGAGATTCTCATCCTTCAGCGTAATGCCGTAGAAGCGGTGGCCCTCGTATTTCAGCCCCCAGGAGAACATGTTCGTGAAGGTTGCCTCGCCGAGCAAGCGTTCAATCGGTTTCGTCGAGATGATCTGCGGCTTGAGGTTATCGACCATGATGATCTGAGCAGCCGCCGAGCGATTCGTCGCGACCCAGAACAGTACGCCGTCGATGTCCTGGACCGAGTCCTGATTCACGCAGCCGAAGTTGAGCTTCGCGCCCTGCACCGGACCGAGCGGCGACGCCGTAGCATTTTGCGCATCATAGAACACTTCTGTTGACCATTGCCCGAGAGCGATAACGTAGACGAGCTGCTTCGCCAGCGCAACGCCGCCGTCCGCCTCAATCTGCGCAGTGAGGCGATTGAGTAGATCGGTCCAGGTCGCCGGATCATTGATCGTAGTGCAGCCGCGAATGCTCGCGCTAGAGTCCATGACGTAGGTAGTTCCATCCAGGTACACAATACCCTTGACGGTCGTTGCAGGGAAGTTCGTAGCCGTCGTCGCTGTACCTGTACCCGCACCTACCCCCGTCGCGGTGAAGATGGTCCCGACGTTACTATTTGCCGCGCCAATCAGCGTGAAATCCGTAGTCCCCGGCACCAAGATCGTGTACTCTACGCCGACGACAAAGGACCCCGCAGTGATAGTCTGCGTCGCCGAAATCTGCACAATACCGCCAACGTCATCATAGTTATAGGTAGCCGCGCCATTACCAAACTGCAACTTCGGCGTAGTCCCGAGACACTGTGCAAAGCGATAGACGCCACCAGACGTATTCAGCGTACCTGTTACCGCTACGCCGTCTTTGTACAACGTAGCGCCAAAAATGGAATAGATATTGCCGAGCCAGTTGTAAAGCCCGTAGCCATTTCCCGTCTTCGTCGCACCTGTCTGGTCCAGCCCCGGACGCTTGTACAGCCAGAACTCCCCTTCCTCCTGCCCCTTCTCCATGTAGCCGTTGATGAGCTTCGCGTCTTTCAGCGTAGACTCATCCCGGTTCTCGGGTTTGGCAATTAGGGGAAGTCGCTTGGGAAGCGCGACGGTAGGTGCCTGGGCCATTAACGGAATCCTCCGGATTGGCCTCGCGTATCGGCGGCGAAACGTACTGAGACGTCTTCAACATCCCAGTCTTCCAGCGCTGTCCGATAGGCGAGGGCACGCTGCTGACAACGATCCATGATCGCCTGTGGCTGGCCGGTACAGATCTCGTCCGCAAGTCCCCAGCGTAGCGCTATCCGCCATTCCACTGGAAAGTTCATCGTTTCCGTCACGGAGATCGGATTGGTGACTTGCGTCTGCAAGAGCAGGTGTGCCGTCCCCAGCGCTGCCGTAGCGTCCGGGACGAGCCAGAAGAATACGCTAAGCTGCGTTGCTTGCTTGTCCACGAAGTACGAATTGATCGCGCCGGTTTGAGTAATTTGACTGAGGCGGATATAGTCCGCCCAGGCCATCGGCACCAGGGGCCGCCGGATGCCGTTTGCGTCCCTGTAGTACGCGTCGAGTACCCTCGGCGGCTTAACCATTACTACGCTACCCGCAGGGCCGAGGGTGTAGGTTGCTGTCCCCGCCACAAGCGTGATCGTCGTATCTACGTTCAGCCAGAGCTTGATCCCTTGCGTTTGCCAGAGATTAACGAGATCCGTCAGCTTCCGCAAGCCCGTAACTATCTGCTCGCTGTTGATCGAGTCGCCCTCGGCAATTAGACCGGCGTCCTGGTAGGCGTCCTGAATAACAGAGATCGGTGTATTGTCTGTTGGCGCGGTCATGCATAACTCCTATCTGCGCCGTTAGCCCATTCCCACTGTTGGGTGCCGGCGACTTGAATCTTGTGGAACTCGTAGGGGAGAATCTCGTCCTCCATCGGCAGCGGGTGGCGATTGTCAAGGACGTAAGTCGTGTTGTCGACGTCGACAAGCAGAACGAGGTGGTAACGCTTGCTCTTCGGCACCCAATTGCCATCCTCACCACGGAACGGTTCTACGAAGCACGTGGCGAAGCGCATAGTCTTCGGACTGAATCCCATAGCGAACAGCCGGCGGTACTTGGCGATGACGTAATCATCACAGTCCCCGCCCTGCTCGTCGATCGTCGCCCAGAACTCGGGCGTGCCGAAGCGCTCCGCGTCAGATTTGTACGGGAGCAGATTGACCTTGGTGTTGACGATGCGCAGATCGGCGACGGTGGGGGTCATAGGGTTGCCGCCCATAGTCTATTCAGCTTGCGTGGTTCGCTTGGTGTA